GTCAGTCATGTTTATTCTCCTGTGATTGATGATACAAGGCTGTATTATATTTACACTAATATTACAAAAGTGCAGGGATATAGGCTAAAAACAGTCAGTTTTTAACTATTTTTAAATTATGCTGGTGGTGCTACGGGAGTAGCATACATTGAATGGATAAATTCTAGTTCATTTTCCTGTTCTAATATATGTGCTTCGCTTGTTTTTCTAAGTTCATTGATCTGTCTCAGTGTCAATCTAGTCTTACGTGTGTCCGAACGATGCAAGATTGTACTGTCACGTTCGGGGCTATAACGAAGATCGTTGGCCACATGCCGTGTTTCAGGATCAATATAAAACAATTCTCTAAGTATCATGATGTATTTATGCTACAGGTGGTGTGCCAGCTTCTGCAGGATTAGGCATTGCACCAGCTTCGCTGCCTGGTTCGCCTGTGTCTGCCATGTCTTCTGGTGGACTCATATCACCTGCGTCTCCCATGTCACCTTCTATTCCTGCGGCACTGAGACCGGCACTACGCAATTCGCCAGCGGCATCTGTATTAGTCGGCTCACCTTTACCGCTTTCTTCGCCCCATAGACGTTCGTTTTCTGCAATCTCGTCTTCGGTTAGTCCTAAGAAACGTTTTAATGCAAAACGCTTTGACATAAATGGCACTGTTTGAATAGTATTAAATGTATTAATACGCTCAGTATCCATGGCCGCTTGACGGCTACTTGCAAAGTTCATTGGGGGATTAAACTTCAATTCAAACAAGTTTGCATCAATATTCATGCCACGTGAGTACATGTATTTCTTGAATTCACTGTCAAATACTGCGGTAATAAGTGCTTGCAAACGTTCGCAATACTTGTTAAAACGTAGTTCTTGAATGTATGCAGTACCAACACGGCCGTCATTAAATGATGCTTGACTGTCATCTGCACCAGTTGGCAAGTAACTACTTGGAATGCGTAAGCCGCGGAATAACTTGTTGGTAAAGTATTTTAAGTCGTCAATCTCACCAAGGTTTGTGCCGCCTGGCAATGTTTCTACTTTACTACCGCGACCTTCTGCGGTTGTTGGAAAGAAATAATCTTCGTTGATGCTTAATGGATTATAAGCTGAGTCGATAACGTTCTGTCCGCCACCACTTTGACTTGGAATTCTACGCTGATGAATTTCATTCTTAACACGTTCAACGAATGCCATAGCCAAGTGACTTGGCATATTACCCACGTCAATATGAAACACACGTCGCTCAGGAGCACGTTGTATGCGATAGATTAAAATTGCATCTTCTAATAATTCTTTTTGTTTATATACTTTAAAAATGTTCTCTAATAAACTATTACCAAACGGATAATTGTTGTCAAGGCCTTCTGACAAACTCAAATGTATAACATGTTCTGCATCAATTGCATGTTCTGTTTCACTTAATCCAAAGCGGCTTCCACTTGCGGAAGGATAACCGCTTGATCCTTTAGCACCGTTATTTTGTCCCATGCCGCCTGCAAAGGAACTTGTTCCGCCTGCGGCATTCTTTGGATTAATGTTTGGTGTAATCTGTGTAGCAACTAAATTCATAAAGTTAGGTGCTAGGTCTTTAACAATATATTGCTCAGGTTTCTTACCTTCGCTTTCATTTACAATAATCTTTGTAATTTTGCCCGGATCAATGTACGACCATTTTTGATTTTCAGGATCGCGAATAAAGAATACATCACCGTATTTGAATACATTGCGTACAATACGAAATATTTTTGTATCAAATTGTTGTAGTTTATTCCACTGTGACATGTACTCGCCAAGAACACGTACTTCAGTATTAGTCGCTTGGTTTTTCCAGCCAACTGTAAATGGGCTCTTACCATCTTTTAATTTTTGTGTGCAGAATTCTGCCAAAATATCCAGTGCGGCATTGACTTCCGGATCGCTGTCCATAACTTCATATTGCTGATAACGCTCAATACGATTTGGACTTCCAGTATAAACATCTGGCAGATAACTGCTGTAGTTTGTGCTAGCAGGGCCTGGGCGATTACCAGAGTTTCGGCCGCTAATCGGACTAAGATTGCTGCCGTTTCCTTGATCTACAGGAGTGAAGTACTTTTTCCAAGACATTATTTATTATCCTTAGGCAAACCTGTTACCAGATAAGCTCGATGTTGTTCTACGTAATGCATCTGCCTTATCAAGACTTTCAGCACTATGTTCAACTAATTGTCGCATTGTACTATTTAACTGAATTAACTGATCGTGCAAATCTTTTGAACCAGGTTCAGCGTCATTAAGATTAATTGCTTTTGGTTCTTCATCTCCTTCATCAACAGTTGCTTCTCCTAAGATGCTGTTATATCCTTTCATACCTTCAGATATGGATAGTGATGGCGGTTGTTGAACAACTAGTTGCGATTTTGTAATGCCTGATTCAAAATTTGTTTGAGTTGAGGTGCCTGCTCCTATTCGCCTGTTTAGTGATTCTGATGCAATTTTTAACCGATCTTCAAGTGCTTTGGCTTCAGGACTTACTCTTAGTTCTTTGAGCACATCACCTTTCTTTGCATCCGGGCCAAGGGTTTCTCGAATTTTACTGCTAATCGCTGCCCTATCTGTATCGTACTGACTTTTTAAAACTGCTAATTGTTTTTCAGCGGCCTTGGCATCTTCATTTTGTACATCTTTACGTGTAACAGATCCACCGCCAGATACTGTTGTTAGTGTTGAACTTATTGAATCAACTAACTTTTTACTATTCAATCCATCAGTGGACACTTTAGAAGTTTCATCAATTAAAGGTTTTTCTATTATTGACACAGCTTTGTCAGTGGCTGTGTTTGGAATAACAGATTTAACTGGACTAATTTTACTACTAATTTTATCAAATATCGAACTAATGTTTGCAGATTGTGTTATGTTTTGTTTAGAAGTTTCCTTGTCAGCTGAGTCTTTATTAGTTGCTAATCCGTCAACGTCAGATAGTTTTACTCCAACTGTAGTAGGTGCTGTCGGAGTTCCACGCCGACTTTCTCTTAGTAATTCAGCGGCAGCTTCACTACTTGTAGGTGCTGGTTCTATCAACTTTGGTATTTTTAAATCCGGAATTTCTAATTTTGTTCCAGCATAAATTTTATTTTTGTCTTTAATAGATGGATTAGCCTTCATTATATCTTGAATAGATATACCAGTTGTTTTAGATATCTTGCTTAAAGTATCACCGTCTTTAATATCATAACTGCCTGATTGAGTAGAAGCAGTTTCTTTTTTAACATCGGTTGGTGATATTAAAGTTCCGGCTGTAGTTGGAAATTTTGGCATTCCTTGACTAATGCCGTCAAATGTTCCTTTAAATACTGCATTGTATACTTTATCAAAATTATTAAAAGTTGTCTCAACAGGTTTAACTGTTCCAACCGTTGGTAAAGCAGTTGTTCCAACCGTTGGTAAAGCAGTTGTTCCAATATCCGTTCCAGTAATGTTATTAATTTTTTTTGGTCCAGTTGCAGACAAATTAGCCGAAGAAGCGACGCCGTTGGCAATTTTTGATACTTCGTCTGTACTTAATACTCTTTCACCAGCATGCAACTGGGCAATTACATCTTTCTTTTCTGTTGGAGATCCAGTTTCTCCCAGTGTACCATGTGCCCGTGTTGCTGGTACTGGATTTTGTGCTCTATTACCGCCTGGCCCAACTGGAGTTGTTGTAGTTGTCGTAGTTGTTGGAGTTGCTTTTACTGGATTTTGTGCTCTATCACCGCCTGGTGCTACTGGAGTAGTGGTAGGATTACCTGCTGCATCTTCTTCATTAACCAGTCCACTGCCAAGTAGTTGTTTAATTTTATTAATTGTTTCTTGATTGGCATCTACTCTACCAGCAACTGTATTTTTAGTGCCGCCTACAGGAGCAGATAATATGGATTGAAATTTGTTTATTGCTTTGGTATTTTCACCAAGTGCTGTAATTTCCTCAGTAAGTTTTTGACTAATTGCAATCGTATTTTTTGCATATGCATCTTGTACAGGTGCCAATGCGGCTGCAATTTCAGCACCTGTATTCTTTGTTATACCGCCTTTTTGTCCTGCGAGACCTTCAACGTCATAACGATAGCCACCTTGGGGCAATGCGGCTTGATTTCTTACAGCATCAGCTGCTTGTATTGGAGTTAATTTTCCGCCTTCACTAGCTTTGGCTTCTGCGGCTTTTCTTTGATTGGCTAATTGAAGGTCTCTAACTGCTTCTGCAATTGCTGGATCAGTAGTAGTCAACCCAATACCTGCAAATTCTCTACTGCTTTGATATCGGCTAGCATTAGCTAATTGTTTTTCAAGATCTCGTTCTGCTTTTTTTCGTACTGGATCATCTTTCTCCAAACCAGCGGTACGTTTAGTTTCTCGTATGGCAGCTTGCAATTCACCTGTTCTATTGCCAGTACCCATTTGCAGTATTGCTTGATCTTTTGCAGTTAATTGTTGCCCAGCATATATTTTAGACATGGCATTTTGAAAACTTTCGCCCATGCCTTCTGCCAAATTACGATTTTTTCGCATTTGTTCACGCTGGGTATCGGATCCTAGATACTGCTGTCTTAACTGTTCTTCAGCACTTTCATTGTTTGCTTGAGTTGCTTTTAACACTGACTCTGTATTCAACCCATACGCATTCCTTGCACGTTCAAGTTGCTGAATATAATCTGCCGTGTCTGCTACTAACTTTTTTCTTTGTTCTGGTGTACCATCCAGCATATCCGTTTTGCCAGCGGCCACGTTGGCTGCATATGCTGGCAAATCTTCACGCTTTATTCTATTTTCTCGAAGTGCTTGTGCAATTGCTGGATTATTTGATAATTCTGCCGCAAATCGATTAAACTTTTGTATTGACTCATCCGATGTTACGCCAGATCCGGCTAGTGTTTTTCTAGTTTGATCATTTTTTAGAAATTCTAACAGTGCCTTTTCATCTTTAAATCCAGCGGCCTGAGCTTGTGCTCTCAGTGCAAAAGAATCGCCTTGCCCAAGTCCTCCTACCTTATTGGCATTATAGGCACGCTGGCCAGCGTCTTCGATAATACCAAGTGTAAATTGCAGTGCTGTACCTAACTTATCAAATATTTTGGAAAATTGGTTGACAGCAACGTTGAATGTTTTAGAAGGATCGTCTATTGATTTTAGCGAAGCGGTACCGGCCGCCGCATTACCTACATCAGAAAACCCAAATCCAGTAAGTTTTTTTACAGCCGCGTCAAGACCGTCTGTTGCTTGGTTAATAATGGCAACAAATCTATCAAGGGCACCTTTGACTGGTTTGGTATCTATACTAGTATCACTGCCTTGTCCAGTAGACGTGTTTGGATTAGTGGGTACAGTAGATGCTGTTTGCAATGCACCTGGTGAATTGGATGTGTTTTTTACATCACCACTAGAATTGCCCGTTTTATCTCTAGCAAGACGGTCAAGTGCGTCTTTCAAGTCTTGTGTAGTTTCACCTGCCATTATTTTTTCCTGAAAATATGCGTATATAAATACTTCATATGATATTTATCTGGAGTTAATAATGGTACAAAATCCCTTACAACAGTATTTTAGACAGCCAAAAATTTGGGTAGGACTACCCAGCAACGGTGTATATTCCGAGTCGGGTACATTCGACGGTGATGTAAGTAACATGCCTATATTTGGCATGACTGGTATGGATGAGATTATTTTAAAAACTCCAGATGCACTTATTACTGGAGAAAGCACAATAAAAATTATTCAAAGTTGCTGCCCAGCCATTAAAAATGCTTGGAATATTTCAACAATTGACACTAATTTATTATATGCTGCCATTAAAATAGCAACATATGGAAATACGATTTCAGTTAATCATACATGTCCTGAGTGTTCATCGACTCATGATTACGATGTTGATTTAAATTTTATTGTAGAGTTTTATAACAACTGCAAGTACGACGGTAATCTTAAACTTGGTGATTTAGTAGTCAAGACTAAACCGCTAACTTACAAGCAAGCAACCGATATTGCAATTAAAGGATTTAAACTTAGACAGCAGTTAAATCAAATACAGTTTTTAGAAACTGAAGATGAAAAATCAGCGGCAATTGCAAACTTGTTTGAAGAATTATCAGCAGTTCAAAATGAAATGTACTTGCACAGTGTTGAGCAAGTTGAAATAGCCGATACTGTAGTTACCGAGCAAGAGTTTATCATTGATTGGCTAAAGAATTGTGAAAAATCTCAATACGATAGTGTTAAAGAACACGTTGAGAAGAATAGAACAGCTTGGGACTTACCAAGTTTTCCTGTTCAATGTACGGACTGTACAGCAGAGTCGAAGATTTTTGTTGAGTTAGATCAATCAAATTTTTTCGAGAAAGCCTAATTAGATCAAGCCCTGACGAGATTAAATCAGAACTAGTTAGGCTTGACAACGAAGTCAAACACTTTAAAGAAGAATTGTTTAGAATGAGTTGGTATATGAGGGGCGGAGTGAACATCAATGATTTATTTTATCTTTATAGTCACGAAGATCGCGAAGCAATCTATGTGATTATTAAAGAAAACATCGAAACAACAAAAGAAACACAGCTTCCCTTAATCTAACGGAATAGGATCGCCGTCTTTTAATCGACTATATTCGTAGTTAGATAATGTATGCCTGCTTGTCTTATGTTGCCAACTGCCTCCTCTTTTCACCCACTCGTTAGGATGAAATACCGTTGGTGTATCTGCTGAGCTAGCAGGATCTGCTGCTGGTTTATTAGTATTAGCAGGATCTACGGCTGGTCTATTTGCAGGTACTTGCTGTGGAACCGGTGCAGGTTCTGGCGGGCCTCCCGTAAAAGGAATCCCTTTCTTCTTTGCCCAATCCATTACATACTTATCTGCATCATCTGCAAGTTTACCTAATCCCATTTCAAGTTTGGAAATAACGTTTGGAACAAAATCTAGTTCTTCTGCTAGTGCCAGTGTCGTTAGTGTTTGACGCAACGTAAGATCTTCACTTTTATTGAAGATATTTCCTGTAAATGGAACTTTTGGATCTGTTGAAATATAATAAATCCATGCTGCCGCCAATGCTTTGTTAGCAACATTCCAGCCTTTTGGAGTTATTTTGCTTATGATCCAACCGGCACCTGAGGCTGCTGCTCCTACAAGAGCTCCTGTGCCAGCACCAACTGCTGTATCAGCTACACTAGAGCCTGGGCCGGAATAAGCCATATTAGCCCCAACGATGCCACCTATAGCGGTTTTTCCAAGTAAACCAGCAAACGGTATCATATAAGGAGCCAAATTTGTAATCATTACAAATTGTTCTTCAGCAAAATACTTGTTGTATTGTTCTTGTGTAATTCCTTTACCGCCAAACCAATCAGGATACTTAGTATCTTGTTTATCCGGGCCCAGTTCTAATTTATGTTTGGCCATTGACCAACGACTGTAACAATCATGAATCGGGCCGCCGTCAACCAATGCCGCGGCACTAAAAATTCCAGAGTAGTAGGCTGCTTTCAATGTGCCACTTAATGTAAATTTATCTGCAATACGACTTACAACACCAGGTTTAGTAGAACTTGTAATATTATTATCTTTTAATCTTTTTTTAGCTATCTTTTTGGCTGCATCAATAACATCTTGTTTTAATTCTCTTATTCCTTCAGGCGTCAAGTAATCAGCTGATCTAGTATTTGTAAATACACTGGCCGAATCTGGAGTATAAAGAGTCTTTGCAAGTGATTTGTTTTGATCTACCTCGGTTGCCGCCCGTCCGAGAGTTGTTTCTACTCTGTAAATCTCATCTGCCAATTCTTGTACAGCAGTGTCAAATATTCTTTTTCCAGCAGTGGTCTCAAAAGACCTAGACATACCTAAGACCCTACGACCAATTTTTGCTATAGTCCCGGGTATACCGGCTTCGCCTTCAACGATAATATCATACACTTTCATAGAGAATTTTCCATATGCTATATTTATAACTATATCAAGATGAACGTAGTTCATCTGTTCTTCGCTATCGCTCGAACTTTTATACTTCGTAGAACACAATCAGTTACGAAGTAATTTTAATATTATCTAGATTGTGTAGTCACACTTAGCCCTGGCGGGCTAAAAATGAACATTATCTGAGTTGAGCAGTTCACTTAGCGTTACAGCATTACAGTGGCGGTTGTCCGGTACCACGAGCT